GAGGAGAAATAACAATTCGGAAGTTAAAGGGGAAGTACCCAGGAAGCTGACCAGCAGAATCGGCCCTGTTGGGTCGATTAGCTAGCGTTGTCGCTGCAGCACCAGAGGGGCTGCCACCAGGAACGATCGTCTGACCATTCGTGGGTCCAGTAGCACCAAGTGCACCATTACTCCAAGGAGCCTGAGGGCCAGGGTTGCCATTCCATGTGTTGAAATAGGAACCACCGCCATGAGCAAGCATCATAGCTCGCAGGACAGGATCCTGAATGAAGGAATAGTAGAATAGCGGGTGCATAAGCAGAGTGTCAGCAGGGAAGCCTTCCTCAGACATATGAGCCATACCACGCATCAGGTCATCCATTCGGAGGGTACCATTAGCTGCAAGCGTAAGATCGCGACCGCTACAGACTCCATAAAGAGACTGAGCAGGTGTACGGTTATCAAACAGCGTAGTTCCTAGCGAGGTTAGGAAGTTCACAGCCTTCTGCTCCTTATGACGAACAAGAGCGTTGCCCATCAAGCGGAGGTTTGTAGCCATGATATCCCAAGTCGAGTATCGGAGAGCTTCGTCAGTAAACGAAGCAGCGATACCGGACTTCCCGATCCAAGCAGTACTTACCGCTCCACCGATCTGGAAGTTGACTTCGGGATAGGTACCATGCTCCTGAACATCCTGAGCATATACAGCACCCATCGCACCAGCAAGGACCTGGGTGTTTAGACCCTTCGCCTGTACTCGATTAAAAAGACCCGTGATTATAGCAAGAGGCTCAACCGGCTCTCTGATAAGAATCTCCATAGACTTCGCTAGAAGTGGAGTAATCTCAGAGCTTGCGATAGCATCACGGTTACGGGGGGAGATGGTCTCAGCAAATACGGACCATTCTATTCTTTCGTCGCTGTCTGGTAGCTGACCACGATTTTTAAAGAGGTCGGCTACATAACGTGCAGCGTGATTCTCATTCGAGGGCAGAGTCAGTTCGCGACCATCAACTAATTTGAGGTTCATCTTTAACTCCTTACTGAATCTTAACGTTGATTACAACGATTTGATTAGACACGGTTTCACCGCTAAGTGTTAGCAGGTCGCTAAACCCAAGGGTTGCGCTACCAGGCATTTGAGCATCAGCTGCCATACCTGTACTATTCCAGGCGGTCCGCACTCTATCGAGAAGACCAGCGGGTTCATTTTGTAGGGCAAGTGTTCGACCAACAAGATCTGCAGCAACTGCAGAGCCTGCAGGAACGAAGTTAGATCGCTGATCGAAGGTCAAGAACTGACCAGCCTGAGCAATCCCAGACAGGTGAATGTGGCGATGTGCAAGAGCCTGGTTTACGGCGTCGTAGAAACTGTAGGATACGGTTTCGCCACCACCAGCAGCATTCGTTGTACCATCAGCTGAGAACACAACGAGCAAGCCAACATCTGCGTCAAGGAACCAGTCGCCTACGACACCTGCAATAACCGCCGCAACAGAACCTCGCTTACGAATAAGCAAGTTAGCAGAGGAGGTAACCGGTGTACGAGTCGTATCAGCGGCTAGAGGCGTTCTAGTGAGCGCATAAGCAACAACACCCTGACCCGCAACTGGCGCTGCAGGAACGTCTGCAGAGTACCTCTGCAAACCGTTCAGCTGAGCCTGGTTCACAAAGAGTTCTGCACCACCAGCAACAACATCTGCATCAGGGAACGTAGTACCCTGTCCGTTAGGAGCTGCGGTGCCAGGGGTCCAAGGCCCTGCGACATCAAGAGAAATCGTTGATACAGCGGGTACGTGGGCAACCTGAGGAACCTTCATCTGAATATCAGTTAGGAACTGAACGAGATGCTGCTTCTGGTAGTTAACAAAGTTAAGGCCACCAGCGGTTTCTCCAGCCCAGACGAAAACGTCGTAGGCTGAAACGCCAACAGGATTAGAGATAAAAGCATCTGCAACATCCTGTAGGTGACCTACAGTACCTGTAGCGAAAATGGCTGCAGGTGCAAACCCCATGTCAGCCTCGGCTACAAGGCCCCTATCTAGGAGCGCAGTAGTAACCTGCCCCTGGTTGTAGGTAACAGCATTTGCAACCGCTACCCCAGTTGTGAGGTCAATCACTCCTGAGGTGACATCAAGGGCAGTGTATACAAGGCAGGCAGTTCCTGCACCCGCTCCTGCTACCTGAGCATTAGTCGCAGGGTCGGTACCACCAAAGGCAAGCCTCCAACCACTGGGAACTACTCTACCTTCACGATCGAATGATACGACCTTTCCACTAGAAATTACGTAAGAATCGTCACTAGCCTGATCCGTCCACTCGATGGGTAACCATGCTGCGGGCTTCCATTCCCCCGCTGGGACGGAGACATTAGCTTGGACTTTATTATTTGGAGTGATGTTATCTAGAACATCAGTCCGGGACTTGAAGGTCCCACTAAAGCGCTTTATGGGCATTTGTTAATCTCCTGATTAAATATAGTTTGTAGGATGGAATCCGCGAGGGAGATATCGCTGCTTAGTTGCAACGTATCTTTCAGCAGCACCTTCCCCATCAGTTTCTAGAATTTGCTGGAATTTTTCCACAATAGTTTTCTCAAAGTCTCCGAGTTCTTTCTTAGCCATATTAGATAGACTATCTCCATTACCAGAAGAAGCTACAGAAGGATTTTCAACTTGTAGGATTACATTAGTAGTTGATTCCTCGCTAGTTAGCGTAATCTTATCAAACCAATCATACATAACTTCAAGCTTATCTGTATCTTTTACCTCAGAAAAATCTTTTTCATTGCTTGTCGCTAGCGATGTCAACACATTATCAAGCTGTCCTTCAAGAGTCTCAACCCGCTTAAGAACGCGAGCATGATCCTGTTGAAGAGAGTCGTAATCTGCATCTACATTGTCACTAATCTCATCTATCACTTCCCAACCCATAATTAGAGATTCCTTTTCTAGAGCTTCCTGACGAAGTTCGTCAGTCCACTCTGTCTCGGCCTCAATTAGGTTGGCATCATCCCCATCGCATGCAGGAAGGCTCCAGCTGCTTTGATTTGCCTTTCTACATACACAAGCTTTAATTTTACTGTAAAGCTCTGAGGACGCATGCTGCTTGGCTCTTGCTAGAGCATTAACAGCGTGTGCTTTGTCTGGAACAGGATAGCTTCTATCAGGACCACAGAAAGTACTTTCCTTTAACTTGTTGCGCTGCTCGCTTGTGAGCTTTGCATCAAAGGAAATTTCCTCCTCAGTCTCTTCCGAAGTATCAGTTTCGCTAGCCTGCGGTTCTGCACTGAGCTTTTGCTCAGTAAGGTTAACCAAGATATCTATCTTAGCAGATAGGTCCTGAATGATTGTCTGAATATCAGGCTCAGGGAAGCTTTCGGGCTCCTCTGCTGCGGGTTCGGCTGAATCTGTTGCTTCAGATGCTTCTGCATCTTCTTCAATATCCGTATTGGAAGGCGCTGCTTCAGCTACTTCAGAGTAGCTAATATTGTCAGCAGCAACTTCTTCTACTTCTTCTACAGCAGAAACCTCTTCTGCAACCGTGTCTTCAGTTACTTCTGTGGTCTGTTCTGTCATTTGGTGCTCCATCGTATAAGTAGAGTCAGTGAGGTAGACTGTTTCCATATCTACGCGACAATTGTCCTGACAATCCTTGGAAAGCTGTTTGCTATCATGAATTTCCATTGCAAGGACTTGAGAAAGGTCATCAGCAGGCATATTAACAACAGAACCTTCAAGTACTTTGAAGGTTCCAGTAACAAAAACACAGGGATCGCCATCATAAATGCGGCCATGCCTGTGTTCGCAAAGGTCACCATCTGCCCAATCAGAATAACAAATACTACAGACATGTCTGTCTGTAGTGCTGCCAGCTGAAAAGGTAATGTACCTGCCGTCAAGAAACTTTTCAATAGCTTTCTGGTCTGTAATTCGAGCTTGTACTCTTAATCTTCCCATTCCAGGCCACTCTTTATTAGTAAGAAGGCCAAACTTTTTCATCTTCTTAAAGATCTGTTTGGGATCATCTGAATCATAGGCGCCTTGCAACTCCATGTAGGAAGAGATATCTGTAAAGTATCCCATAGCCTCGGAGGACATATCTTGCCACTCAGCACCAACAAAGCGACCGATTGGATCTTGGTCGCTTTCGTGATGTTGAAGAATTGGTTTTGCATATGGTGACAGTATTGTGCTAACGCCGGATTGCTGACCCTTGACTGAATAAATTCTATTATTTATTCTTCGTCCAGAGTGGCTTAAGTCATAAGTAATCACAAGGCCTCGATTTTCACGTCTCGTGTCAAGTGCAGCATCGATCAGGCTCACCTTGTCCTTTAGGGACAGGGAGCACATCTTTTCATCAGGGTTGATTCTGATGAAGTCGATTAACTTAAACTCTCCAGACATCCGATCTCCAAGTTATCACTGTGCTGGTTGCATCCTATAAATCTATTAATACTTTCAAGACTCTAGTATTACAAGTAATTCTAAAAAACGCTAGTCTGTGTGAGTGGAAATATTATAGATTTAGTCATCAATAGTCAAATCAGGTTGGGATCTTTGCGCAATAGTAACATACTTTAGAGTTAAATCTCTGAATCTCCATTTAAAACTATCAAGTATGGTTTCTGATTTTACACCAAGTGACTTAAATTCTGTAAGTCGCTTATCAAGTTGCATTGAAATTCTATCAAAGTCATGCTCGTAATTCTCTATGAGAATTCGAAGATAGTTTGAATTAACAGGGTTGTCAACATCATGCGCTTCTGCATAAGCTAGCGCTATTTCAGAGATTCCTTGCTCAAGCTCACCAAGCCATTCCTTGTATGCATCTCTTGAATACTTTTGAGCTGTACGCTTTCCATTCTGATTTTCTGGTCTCACTTTTGCCTCATTTGCTCGTTGTGCTCCAACGGAGGAAGGGTTTGCTGGGCGACCTACTGCCGCCGTTCTTTCAGCCTGTGCCTCACCTCTTTTTACTCCTTCAGAAGTAATCGACGAGGAGACTGACTCAGATAAAGCATCATCAGCAGCAGCGAACCCAAGGAATTTCAACAAAGCCAGGGGCTCTTGGTACAACTTGAAGTTTGTATCTTCTCTAGCTTCGTCTGATACAGGAGGAAGTCCGAGATCTTTCCGAGCCTCATGTTCGGTAAGGAGATTGTTAAGCCACAACTGAATAGTTTGATTCTCTAGTCTAGATCTTTCTTCTTTATCAACAATACCAAATTTAATATACACACGATCCTGCCTGTTAGAAAGCTCGTTAACATAGCCGCCTTCTAGTAGCAACTCATTAAAGATATAGAATTCGATAAATTCTTTTACAATCTGCTGCAAAGCTTCAACATCTTGAAGTGCGCTCTTGGAGAGCGCGTTAGCAGTTGAGCGATTAGATGTATCACCCTCACCCATATCCACGCCAGAAACACCAAGGCCAGCAAACACTCTCTTTTTAAAGTGTTCGAGATAAGTATCAATTCGAAGAGCACGCCCTTCAGAGCCTATCGCAGATATGCTGTGTCTATGATCTGATATATATATCCCTCCAGCAGGCATGTACTCAAGTGTAGTTTTTACTACATCTGTTTCCTTGATACCGTCGGGACCATACCTTTCTGGGAAGGCATCGCTTCCAACCTGATAGTGAAATAACGGATACAAGTTAGACTCAATAAGTTCTTCTACGTTTTCTTCTATCCTTCTCAATAGAGCGATATCATCTAGTACGGGAGATACCTCTGGAGTGCCGATGGCAAATCCAGGTTTTTTGTTTGTATAGAAGTGAACGATATCGTCAGGCGGAAACTCTTTAGTTTCTCCATACGGGGTTCTCTGCATTAATTTCTTTATGTCCCCATTGGACTTTGTCTTAAATCGCAAAGTCTCAAAAGGAAGAATAAAGTATCCTGCAACAGGATCCAGTTCCTTGCCAGTTGCACTTGTACGAATCTTACCGCTAGACGCTTTATTGTCTCGAACTTTGGCCCACATACAGTTGGAATACCGCACCAAGTCGTGAGCAGTTTGAGTTACTAAAACATTGAATGGAGTGTTGGTTGCCAACTCAATTTCTCGCAGCCTACCTTTAACATAATCGAGGGTCTCAAGGTTGTCTCCAACAACCTCCCAGCCAGCGATCATGAATCTATTTGTCTTCTTTTGAAGAGCTTTGAATAGATAGCTATCTGTATCTTGGGCTATCTGTATCTCTTCTAAATCGTACTCTGGTCGGAACCACTGTCCGCGATGACGATGAGTGTAAGATAGCGTTCTACTTGTTACCTTCTTCAAGCCTGTACCAGGAATAGACGTCTTTTTACGCTTAGGCGGGTTACTCTTTGCGTCAAAAACGGATAATGCTAGCTCAAAAAGTTCTGGTTTCATTCCATACTCCTAGCCAGGTCTTCTGCCCACTGCAAGCGCAGAGTCTCTTCTTGAGCATCAGTAGTGCATGAGGGGTCTTCCGGAGGTGCTATAGTCATTGATGCCGAGCCCTGTTCAATAGTAACTTGCTGGTCTTCGTTAAGACTGACAGTAGCATTAGGATAAACAATTTTTAGCCACTCTTTAACCCTATCTGGGTTCTCTTCAAGCTCCCTACACCAATCAGCAAGATCACCTGTTCCCATATTTGATTTCATCTTTATTATTAACATTACTAGTGAAATAAGATCAAGGATTGTATTTATAGCTCCAAGTCCACCAATTTGCAATCCTAGAGATCCACCCATAAAAGCATCTAGACTTTTTAAAGCAAATAGAATGTTACCAAAAAGCTCTTGTATCCAAGTCTTAACTTCTTTAACTGCAACTATAGCTTTGTCAATAGGATTTACATACTTCCAATTTTGCTCTTTCATTCTTTTGGCTAAAGTATCTTTTGCTTTCAACCCTACGCCAACGGGAATTCCGAAACTAACTGACTTGCTACCGCCACCACTCAGCCCCTGTTGAAGAGCTGCAAGTTTCTGCCCAAGAGGTCCAGTTACGCCATAATCCCCAACACCACTCGGAGCACCTTCACTTTGCTGTGCTTCTGCTGTGCCAGAGCCAAATAGCGAGAATCCACCTTGCCCTCCTACCTCACCAATATTTGATGTGATCCCAGGCAGTTCTGGCAGTCCACCGATTGCATCACCAAAGCTTGGTATAGCAAATGCACTACCTCCATCCCATCCAATTTCACCACCACCTACACCGTTTGCTTCTCCGGCAAGGAATGGTATCGAGGAAGGTGCTTGTCCTGCACCCGGGTTAGCGCCAGCGAATGTATCTCCTAAAGCTTGCCCAGCAGCTACAGCGGTTTTTGCTACATTTATACCCTCCTCGAATAGCCCAGAGGCCATCTCGAGCGCGTTTATAATACAGACCAATGGCTGAACAATGATTGCTATTATTTGCTCAAGAAGCATTGTCATCGCATCAACGATTAGCTTTAGAAGCGGTCCAACTATTGATGTCCAATCCAACTTAATATCTAAAGTGAACATGATGTACTTCTTGAGAAGCATCTGTAGCGAAATCATAAACATTATTAAATCTGGAGGACAAAAGAACTTAAACGCATCAAGCATCAAGCACAGATCTTCTAGCATTCCAAAGGGATTGATTGCATCAAGAACCTGATTCACGATATTCTCTATATCTTGAAGTAGATCGCCAATTGGTCCCAATAGAGACATTGGTTTGAGCTGCCAATTGAACTGGATGCTTAGCTCACAACCAAGACATTCATCAAACCAGTCTCTTGTCTTTTCTGGATCTATGTCCCAGTTGGCAAAATCCTCGTTCAACTTAGAGAATAGTTCTCTTAGTGGATCAACTCGCTCGCCCTGAGCGATAACAACTTGAGGAGTTGTAGTGTTCTGCATAAGCGTTTCAACGTCAAACAGATCAAAGTTATCATCACAAGCAGGGCTGTTGTCCTCTGTCCCCTCGTTTTGAGAATCGATACCTGGACTTTCAGGAAATTCTGGACCCATCTCGTTGAAGAATTGAGGGGCAGCTGGAGTCGGCATCGTTGGGCCAATTCCTCTAAGTATATTTTCTTGAGACTGAAGAATCTGACTCATCGTAGCAAGCGGTGAACGCATTGCCAGCCAGCTGCCTTCTCTAGTTTCGCTAGAGATAGCTTCTTTTTCTACCTCGTCAACAATCAGAGAAGCCCATTGGTAGAGATAATATTCGTCGCTCTTCTTCACTGTACTAGTCGTCCAGAACAATTAGGTCAGGATATACTGTACTGCCATCAGTTTCTGTATCCAGAAATCCCTTGTACTCCAGTGCTCTAGCTAGAGCACCACTTGTTGACAGCGTATCAATTGGTACCTGACCCATAGGCCCCATTAGTAGTAGCATTTCTCTTATTATTCGTTGAAAATCGTCACGATGAACAAAATCTCGTCCAATTTTCATATACATCTTTTCGTAGTCTTCTTCTCTCTGCTCTGGATCATTTTCATGATCTGGTCCCTCACCGTTTGCCCCATCCTTTAAAAAGCCCATACTAGTCCTCTTTTGTAAATAAGTCTGGAATCTGCTCGTCCTCTAACTTCTTTTTGATAGCCAGTGCTTCCTTATACATTGTATATGTAATTACATCTGTTTTTTTACCAAATAGTACTTTGACTGCTTTTTTTAACCTAGGCTTTTTATCAATCCTAAGAGTGTATGATACTTCTTTTTCGCCGTGAGAGAGCAGGCTATCAATCTGCGTTTCGCTATCAAGAATCTTAGATCTAATTCTTTCAATATGGTTGAGCAGTTGCTCAATCTTCTTGTCAACAATCTCAGCTTCTTCTGGAGTTAGCGGCAGTTTTGGTTTAGATGACAAGAGCTCTGAGAGAGCCCTTTTATTGTTAACGCTTCTTATGCTCTTTTGTTTTTCCTGAACAGAAGTAACATTAACGAATTCTCTAATCCTGAGATTCTTTGGTAAAAATTGTGGCTGGTACAGATCATCAAATATTGATGTTGGATCACTCTTCTGCCTGGACATTACGCACCGACTTTTCTAATGAAATAAGAAACTTTCACTTGCATGTTCTCTCGAAGCTGAGCTGGCTCTGCTCCTGGACAGTATACTCGAATCCAAATGGGATGATTCGTAAATGTATCCGCTGCCTCCGTAGTTCCAATATCAGGAATTGCAAGAGCATCTCCTGAGCGAAGTAGATCCCATTCAACCTCTGTTGGTCGCCTTTTACCATACATAAGCTTTACGGACCAGCCCGTTGTTCCGAATCCACCTGCGTCATTGTAGCCACCAATAAACTCAGGTGTAAGAATTATATTAGTATAATAAATAGAAGAATCATGGTTTCTTAAATACCATAGCTCTTCGTGAGCTTGGCCAAGATATCCATTATGATAAGTTCTTAAGGGATCTGCATTGAAGGGCTGCAGCGCCTCATCGTAAATTGTCAGTGCCATTAAATTCTACTCCCACGAGTTTGGTTGAACCCTCTTGAGTGATTCTTCTTCCTGTGACCGAAAACAGCTCCTCCGAGAGCGGCTCCTGCAAACATAGCATGCCTGTCAGCACCATAGGTGCTTACCAATTCACCAGCTTTACCGAGAGTAGCAGCCCCAAAAGCCTCAGGATATTGTTTAGAAATATTCTTTGCAAAACCCGGAAACCCCCTAGCAGCGTAGCGGGCTCCAAAACCTAGAGTAGCTCCTGTAAGGGCTCCTCTAGGAACGTCTGTCCAGTCTCCTGTTGCAAATGCTGCGACACCACCAATGCCAGCTGTTGCTGCAGTTCCGAGTCCACCTCCAGCCTCCAGCCAACCACCAGCGCCAGCCATTCCACCTGTAGGTGTAAATTGGTCTGCTGGGGGTACTATTGGACCTTTGTTAGAAGCTGGTGATGGCGCTGAGCCTTTTGCTCCTGGCAGCTCTATTTTTCCCGTGGTCTCGTTGAGCTTGAGGGGAGCGCCTCCTGTTACTTCGCTAAGGGGCATTACGGGTGGCTTTCCCGGCGTTATGTTGGAAACTTGCTGAACTAGCGATGCTTTTGGCGGAGGACCCCTTCGGGCAACATCTATTATGCTGTCGACCTCGGGAGCACGGCCAGTTCGAAATTGTTCATCCATAAGGCTAGGATGGGGATATTCATCTACGTCGTACATCAGGGCATTAGTCTTAGGTTCTCTTGCACTTGCCCCTCCCCTTGTTGGCAACGGAGGTGCCTTTTTGCCGAAAGGGAGTGCCTCAGCCACTCTCTGTAAGAGGCTTGGCTTTGTCTGTTTCGAAAGTAAATTGATTTTCATTGCCATGGTTATCTCCTACCAAACTTTCCACGACCTTTTCGTCGAGATGGGCCTCTCCGGCACGGTTCCACCCTGTGAGGTTTAGAAAGTTCTTTTACACTGTTAATACTTTCCATGTCGAATTCGTGACCCATACCATGGTTAGACTTCTTTGCAAGACCCCCGAATATAGATTCAGTGTCCTTTTTTGGACGACCTATCTCACCACGTGAACGCCTCTTGCCAAAGTGTCCGCTTGCCAACTGCTCTTCAGCTTTATATTTTTGCTTTATTAGTCGGTCATCTTCAAGCCCTTGACCTCTAATAATCTTTAACACATTAGCAATAACAGGAACACCGTGCTTTTGAGCACCCCTTATTATATCGTCCGCTTCTTGATGAGGAGAGATATAATCGTCTTGACTGGAGTCACCTCTTGCAACAAGAGCAGGCCTAGATATAGGCAAACTCTTTCCACTATAGACAGACTCTTCTAGAGAAAGTCCAGCTAAGGCAAGCATCATTGCGTCTAGCCTGTGATCGCCAATAATCTTGTTATCCATACCATATACAGGGCGATGTGTGCTGCCGCTTCTTCTTACTATAATATAGTTCATTAGCTGCTTGGTTAACACCTCGTCAGATTCAGGATAAAAGAACTTACCGTCCTCGATGATCCTGACAGCATTTTCTACAATAAAATGCTTTCCTGGCTTCTTTAAAATAGAACCATCAATTGGATCTCTGAGCTCTACGTTAGAAGAGAAGTTAAATGATACAAGGCGGTCTTCTAGCTTAACTGTCTCCTTGTCCATCAAGGACTTGGTTGGTTTGCCTTTAAGTCTATGAGCATATAGAAGAATGTCTTCGATGATGGTGTGTCCGTAACCTTCATCGGCATAGATCCAGTCTGGCTTCCACTTGTAGTTTAAACGTATTACTTCTTCCATCCATTTCTTAGCGGAAAACTCTGAAGCAGCTACATTTATCCCCTCTAAAGCTATCCACCTTCCACTGGAAGCGGAATACCCAATGACAAAGAATTCTGTTCCTGCGTTTTTATTCCAGTCAATGCCCATACAAATAATCATATTTGCTGGGTCTGATATTCCCATACGATTTCTTAGAAACTCGTAGTTTGCTACCTGTTCGTATGTATAGTCTGCTCGTGCAGCTTGTATCCAGGATGGGCGGAAAACTCCGTATTTACTCTCAACGAACTCCGCCATGTACTCTGCAGCAAAACTTTCTTTAGTACTTTCTTTTTCTAGCTCTTCTTTAATCTTATCCCAGTGCGGAAGAACGCTTGAGGGATAGTAATCTTCTTTAAAGTCGGGCCTATCAAGACACCAAGAGTAAAACTTAGCTCTTTTTCCAATAGGTGTTGATGTTGCAAGCAACCAAACCTCTGGCTTGGTGAGTAAGATAGGTGTAATGACCTTGTCTAGAATTTCTTCTGGGATCATGTCCATCTCATCGAGATAAATGATATCAGCTGATGCACCTCGAATAGTACCACCGCCGGAGCCATCTCCCTTTACTCCCAGACCAGAAACAAAACCTACTATCCTTGCCCCATTAACAAACTCCATCTTAAACATAGGAGTCTTAATATATAGGTTGTCACCAGTTCCAGAGGATACTGCAGCTGTTAGCTCAACATTTCTTTTTATAAGAGCTTCTATCTCATTAAAGATGTTTATTAGCTGTGATTGGTATGGTGTAACTACCATAATGATCGGGCCTGAAAGAACTGCTTCGCCCTGAGCATCACGACCTTGCTCTACCTTAAGGTTGTAAGCATAGTGAATAAGCTTAAGTGCCATAGCAAAAGTCTTGCCGGCTCGTCGGCCTTCTCGAATAGAGGTACGAAAAGCAGTACATCTCAGCTGCTCTTTCTGATAGGGCCGAAGACTCCACTTCTCATCATCATCGCTAAATCCAAACATCAGTTCGGACCAAGCTACCGGATCTATAGTTGAAAGAAGTATCTTCTTCGCTCTTTCAAGAGGAATGTCCGATGCGATTGCTAAGTCTTTTATCCTAGCTGAAGCTCCAGCGGGAAGAGCTCTTGGTATGTAGCTGCAGGCAATTTTAAACTCTTTAACGCCAGCGCTTTTATACTTTGAAATCTGTCGTATCTGACAGTTTATACAAGTTCTGTGTACGTCGGTCCTGATGCCGTATTTATCTTTGTAATGCTCAACCAGCCTTGGGTCTGGTTTCGCGTTCGGGTCCTGGTGCTTGTAGCCATATTCGTTAACTACAAAAAGCTTATTTTCTAAGGCTTCTATACTCATCTTACCGACCGTATGAAGAGAAGTAGTTGCGAGGCATGTGCATCAGAGTTGCTTCTCCACCAAGAGCAGACCTAGCGTTTAAGTGTGAGTTCCTCATCTGTTGTACGGCTCTGGACCTCATCGTCATAGCGTTTTGCGTAAAGAACGAGGCGGTATCTCCAGCTGTATGAATCATCTTTGCATCTTGCCGCTGTCGATATCCTGTTTTCAACAAGGAGAATGCACCCTTTCCGGCAAGATAAGCCCCTCCCATTGAAACAGCAGCACCAGCAGCAACTAGTGGATGCCTTCCAATCAAGCCACCCACATAGCCACCAAAGAATGCTCCGGGAGCACCCAAAACAGACTGGCCCATGCTTGCACCAGTTCCTGCTCCAATTGCTGTTGTGAGAAAGCTAAACATTCCGCGAGATCGAGTAACGGTCTTGCCTGCTTCCGTAACTCTTCTAAAAGCATGAGCAGCAATAGCAGAGCTTGTAGCCACATCCCAGATTCCCGCTTCTGCTGCCCCACCGATACCTGACTTTTCGCTAAGGTTGCCTTGATAGCCTTGGTATAAAAAGTAAGCACTTACTGCTGGACCAAGAGCTGACATCGCTGCCTTTCCTCCTGATGGTCTAAATGCATTTCTATAATGAGCAGCAGCATCAGCTTGGCTTGAAAACTTATGTGTTCCTGCTTGAACTTGTCCCGCTCCAATAGCATCACTGGCATTAAGAATTTGCATCCCTGCTGGTCGACCAAATTCAGACGGAGCCGTTCTTAGGAATTGCTGACCTCCCCAGCCCCAGAGCGAAGATCCTTGCGGAGAGGTTATCCCAAAGTTTTTGAATCCAGTTTCTGGCATATACCCAGCAGTAAACATAGCTCCCTGAGAGCTATAATTCTGAAAGCGCAGCATCATATCTTTTAAAAGACCCATTTAACTACATCCTGTGGTGCCCTATTGGGCTTTGAAACATTTGGTGATTTACTCTTCTCTGGGCCATGGCCATCTGTTGCCGGCGATCTTGAGCTGTACTCCTTGTACCGTAGATACGGTTTGCATTTGATGATCGATGTGTCCAAACACTGTTAGTCGATCCAAGCGTATCCAATACTAGTGCCTTGTCAAGGCTACCATAATTACCCCTTCTACGTAATCTATTAGTAACTGAAGAACCTCTTGTCGAACTCATCTTAGCAGTGTCCTCCAGCATTTCAGATAAGTAGCTGTTATGTGGAGCATTTTTTCGTCGCATAAGGATCGGATCTTGGTAATCCGGCCTGTAACCGGCATCGTTAAATCTTTTCCCAATGAAGGCTGCTTCAGTTGCAGCAGCATTTCCGTAGAAACCCTGTGCTTCTGCATTCTGCATCAAGGAGGTAGCAGACATCATCGTTGCGTTCTTAGCAATCTTGTCGATTTGCGTAAACGTATTGAAAGTAATTGTCTGCCCTGATGCTGTTGTTATATCCCTATAGGCTTGGAAGAATGGGGTTCCCCACATACCTCGATCAGCACCTTGCGAGAGCTTATTCGCTCTACTAAACATTTGCTGATCATACATTTCTAAAACGCCCTTCTTCTTGAAGGGCAGGTATGAAGCCAATCCACGCTTCAGCAGATCAACATTTATATTTCGGCCATCGTCATAAACCATACCAACAGCACGACCATAAGTTATATTGTTCGGGTCGAAAATGAGTTCGAGGTTGCTCGATCCAGAAAGAATCTGCTGTAAAGCAATTTTACCTGCGTTGGCATACGGCTGAGCTCTGTGAAAGCCACTACCTCCGGCGTGTTCGGTTTCTGGAGCATCGATACCAGCTAGGCGGAATTTGACAGCTCCTACACCTTTATCAAAACCGAAAAAGCCGTTCAATGCACCCGCTACCCCTGCACGTTTAACAACAATTGTATCGGCGTCTTCAGCTTCTGCTCGCCACCTTCCGCTAGATAGATCTATTCTTAGTAAGTTTCGTCCTCTAAGACCTGCATACGCTTGGGTGTCTAGAACTGTTTCTACTGGTCCATCTATATATTGATGTACTGTCGACACAGCAGCTTTAGTTGAAAATAAGCTTCGAATACTGCTACTGAAAGAATGAGCATCTCCACCTGAATCTACCCTTAAGCTTCTGAGACCTTTAATGACACTTGTTTCAGGATCGAGATGCTGTGCGACATACATGAATCGGAGATACTTCTCTCTTTCTGCAAGAAGCTCTTGCTGTTGAAAAACAGCTTGTGTAGCAATTGGACCCTGATAGGGAGAGCCAAAGTCAGAGAAGTAACCTCGTTTCCTGCCAGCAACTCCACCCTCTTGCATACCGCTAAAGGGCTGAGCTTCTAGCCATCTTTTGTAATCCATAGTATGCAGAGATGCTGGGCGATCTCGATCTCCACCCCTTTGCCCTCCAGCAAACCCTACTATTCCTAGAGCTGCGGCAGCCAATCCAACTCTAGCTCCCATCCCCCGAGGAATCGGCAAGTCGGCCAAGCCTCTACGAGCTGCTGCTAACCGTGCAGCACCACCAGGAGGTCTACCCATAGCCTCTCTGGAGAGAAGATTCTGCCAACGACCACTTGATTGTAATTGTTTGGCTTCTTGTCGGAACAATGTTTCTGGACGTCTCTCTGCATAGCGGACTGAAGCCTGACGAAGTCTCTCTGCATTTATAATTTCTGCTTCATTACCCCGCATCCTGATAGCACCTGACTTCTCTAGGTACCTGTGTAGCCTCGCAGTTTCTTTGTCAAAATCTGCTGCTCCGTATTGTCCGGTTGACCTCATATACTCAAGTGCAGCTTCTCCACTAAAGAATGGGTTTGTTACTGGTATGTTTATAGGAGCTTTTATTCGGGCACCTTCTCTTGTTACTTGTTCGATAGCACCAGCCTTGTAATGGCTAAACTGCCATGTAGCGGGTTTGGGAGTTCGCCCTTCTTGCCCTGCAAGAGTAATTTCTTTTGCAAAGTCCTCATACATCCTTGTCACTCTCTTGACAAGATTGCCACTCTGGATGGCGGGAGCAAGCTCTTCCTTTAGCTTACCGTATATCATGGCTTCATATAGAAGCCCACGGCCTGATTTTGCCTGCTCAAGAAACTCCTTGCCTGCAGCACTGCCAATAGATACCTGTCTAAGAGCTTCTGTACGGTCCAAAGTTCCGGTTAGAACACGTTCGGATAGAATATTATCTAAAGCAGCAACGTGAGGCTCTGACATGGAGAGACTCTTCGATACTAAATCCCACCTACCGCCTGTTGCAGCCTGTGTTGCGTGCTCAAGCCTCCAACTGGATTCTATTCCTAGAGAATAAAGAGGTCCACCCTTCTTCATTACCCCCAGTTCTTGCATGTAAGATTGCTGAGCCTTAATAACGTCGATGATATCGCGGACTTCGCCTGTACCTGGGCGGGTGTGTTTGAGGTACGCCTCGTATACCCCTCTCCAGTCACCCGTTCTAGCAGCTAGAGCCTTTGCTCTCTGTACTTCAACTCCAGTCACATAGAGCATCTCAGAGCCACGCATGCTCGTTGCTGGTAGGATGTCTCTGAGCCCAGTGGCTTGCCGTAGCTGCCTGTGTAGTTGCTCCTCGTCAATCAATCCCGCAGCGTGAGCGTCTCTTGCAGCCCGCTCTAACAGCGAGATCTGGGCTCCAAATTGCTTTGACTCAAACTGCGCGTTTGCCACCCAGATGGTATGCCCTTTTAGTTTCCGCATTAGTGCAGAATCAGGCTGTAACGCTTCCGACATAGCAAGCCGATGGGTTTTGAAGTTTTTTGCATCTACTCCAAGTTTTTTCACCTGGGCCTGCATGTAGGCATCTTGCTGAGCTAAAGTTTTTACTTTGCCTTCAGCATCAGGGAACCATGGATAAGCCTCTTCTTTTATCATCTTGTAAAGCCAGGTATCATCTGACTTCAGCATCTTCATCAATTCGCTTGGCGATATGTCTTGGGAAAGACGCTCTACTTTGCCTCTCATCATGAGGACTCGCGCCGTTATAGCATCCTGCCAGCCTAGGGGCTTACCCTTCTTGCCAAGCTGTGCCGCCCTCTCCGCGAGT